CCACATTAGGTAAGTTTCAATATCCGTTGCAATTTTAGATAAGTGAGCTGCTTCCATATTTGTAATGAAAGTTCTTGTAAGAGTTCCATTCTCAAATGCTTCTCTAGCACCAGCTTTACCCATATTTGCTACAAGTCCTTCAATACTAGGTACTGATGGATTGCTTGGATCTGTGTTGAAGTTTCTCCAAATCTCAGTAACAGGTACAGTACCATCAGCGTTTAATCCGCCTTTGATCATTAAGTCTGCTCTTGAAGAAATTGAATAGTGTACATGTGCTTCTGCTCCTCCTACAAAATTGTAGAATTCACGGAAACCTGAACCTGTTTCAATGTCAGAGAATCTTTCACCGTACTCACCTCTTGCAGAACCTTTTCTAAAGTACTTTGTACCTTTAGCTAAGTATTTTGCATCTAGAGTAGCGGCATTGTTATTATTTACTAATTGAACAGTGTATACAAAACCGTCACCTGCAGGTACAATATCGTCTGCTGTGATGTAAAGTTCTAGTCCATTATACTTGTCATAAGTAATAATGTCACCATGTCCAAAAGTTCTTTTGTTGATCTTGATCTGGAAAGTTGTTCCGTCAATACCCTTTGTAGTATTAGCAGTATCTATATCTGCTACTATGTAAGGAAGATCTTGTGCAATAGGAGTTTGCCACTTGTACTCACCTCTAGCGTTGTCCACCATGATTGTATTCTTTCCACCGAATGATGCCATTTGATATAAAGGCATTTCTACCTTCTGAGTCATAGCCCATAAATCAATTGGTCCCATATCCATAGGCTCAGCGTTGCCAAGCATCTGTGTTAGGTGGTAAGAATCAACATGAGAACTAGCCTTGTAGCTTGTATCACGTAGGAAAATCCCATTATTTAAAACTGGAGTTGCCATAAATTTTCTTGTTTTTGATTAATAATTGTTTTTGTTTATATTTAATTTACTTAATTAAATGCGTTTAAAAATGTTGTTAGCTCTTTGTAGTTTTTTTCTACCTGTTGTTCTTGCATTTGAAGGTTCTTTGTCTTTAACCCCTAATGAAGTAGATCCACCTGTATTAGATTGCTCTGTCTTTAATTTTCTGACAGTTGCCTCTACACTTTTTTGTGCACCTTTATCCATTATCTTTGCTTTGTATCCGTCTGGATCTTGTAGCAACCATAATGCCTCAGATATTAAACCATAATTTGGCTCAACAAATTGATATTTTTCTAGTAAGTGTCCTAATAAATTAGTATTCTTTCCACTTACAGATGGATAGGAAGGTGATACTAAACCATTATATATCATGGCTTGAGTTTTTTTATCAACTTTAAGATCACCTACTTTTCCTTCTTTTAATGTATTATATACATTTTTCATATATTGTTGGGATGCTTGTTCTTGTTGTTTCTTCTTTAACTCTTGTTCTTGAAGTTTTCTAGCAACAACTTTTTCTTGCATCTTATCTAACTTAGGTTTAAACTTAGAAGCTTGTGTTTCTAATTTTCCTAAATCTTTCCATATTTCTATTTCTTCTTGAATTTCTTCAGAAGTTCCATAACCTGTAGCACCTAAGTACTCAGTTATAATTCTTTCTTGATCCTTCTCTTCTTTAATGTTTAAAGATTTATTTTCTTCAACTTGTGATAAAGTAGAGAATAATCCTTTTAAGTCTTGACCACCATCAGCTACGTATCTTGCAGCTATTTGTAATTCCTGTGGTAAACTATCAAAAAACTGTTTAGGTGTCTCACGTCTAACTTGATTAGCTTTCTCATCTAAGTTAGCTTGGATTAACTCTTCCCAATCTTTAGCAGTATAGTCATCTAATTCTTTATCATCATCAAAAGGAACAATTTTATCATCCTTAATTAATTTAGAAAAGACATCAGATATACCGTTAATTGGTTTTCTACCTTTCTTAACCTTAACAGCATCTTCTTCTGTTTCTTCATCTAATGTATCTAGTATGTCTTTAGCTTCTTCAGTTTTAGTTTCTTCAGTTTTTGTATCAACTGCTTTAACTTCTTCTGTTTCTTCTACTTTAGACTCTTCTACTTTAGATATTAAATCATCAGCATCATCTTTATCTGGATCAGCAAAAGAAAAATCTGATTTGCCATTTCCTGAAAAGATATTTTTTTGTTTAGGAGTTTCTGATTTTTCCTCCGGTAAAGTCATAGTATCACCACCTGGTGCACCATTAAAGATCTCATCTAAATTAATATCAAGTGTCTCTACTTTACTATTCATAGTTGTTTCTGTTGAACTCATAATTATGTTGGTTTTAATAATTAATACTTTCTATATAATCAATATAACAAATGTTTCTTAAAACAAACTTATAATATTTAAAAAAATTTGAAAGTTTTTAGCAGTATATAGCTAACGCCTATTTTTTATCCTCAGATTTTTTAACATCATACTTATTTTTGTTCTCTTGTGCAATTTGAAGTTTAGTATTTGCTATATCTCTTTGTGCTGATATTTTTTCCCTTTCTACATCTAGTCTACTACTTTCCATCATCTGTTTTGAATTTGATTCTTCACGTTTCATATTCATTTGTTCACGGTATTGAGTAGTTTCTCTAATGTCTTTCATAGCATCTTGATAATCAGATTGTTGATTTTGATTAATATCTGCTGAAGCACCAAAGCCTGCTGATCTTATTTCAGCTAAAGTAATATCATTTTGTCTATCTTTATCATTCTCTTGCATTTCAACCTGAAGTTTTTGTTGTTCTTCTTGTGCTTTAGCTTCTAATGCTTGCTGTTGCATTTGCTGTTGTTGTTGCATTTCTTGTTGACGTTGTTGTTGTTGTCTTACTTCAGAATCTTTCAGTATGTCTGTTACTTCAGCAATTGAATCAGCTTTAACAATATTTCCTAATTCATATATGCTTGCTCCAGTAGTATTATTTGTTAAAGCCATTTGCTTTAAGTTTTCTAGAATAGCTCTATGATTAGTTTTAGTTGTTGCAAAAATATTAAAATCTCTTAATAATAAATCTGTACCATTAATGGTAAAATTAACCTTTTGTGCTTCTGTAGATATATAAGATAATCTAACACTTGGGTTATTACTACAATAGTATTGTGCTAAGTCAGTTCTCATTTGATGCACTCTAGGCATTAATTGATCTGAATGCTGCACAAAATACATCTCTGTTTGAGCGTATGATTGCTGCATAGCCTGGACTACCCCTGTTGCAGTTTGAGCTGATACAGCTCCTCCTAGACGTTGTGGGTTGATTCCTATGGCATCAAAGCATTGTTGTTTAAAGTAGTTTGCTAATTGGATCCTAGACATCAATCTACTAGTCTGCTCCATGTTCAAAGTTTGGTAATGATTGAAGTTGGTGGCATTCTCAGTATTAGTAATTGAAGTATCTAAAGGCAACATTTGAAAATCTTTCATTGCTACCCATGCTTTTGCATAATTATTTTTACCCCAGTCTTCTCCCATTGAGTGACGTGGCAAAGCATTTTGATCAAACATGATTACTGTCCCTAATTCATCTATTAGAATGTCTGCAATTTGGTTGTTAACCATATTGTACCCAACTTGATATGCCTTCATTAAATCTACTAATGAAGTTGATCTGGTATTTCTGTCTGAAAACACTCTCCCTTCTACAGGAAGTTTACATCCATAAAGTGTATTATTACCTTTAAACTGAAATGGTAATCTACCAGGTTTAGTTCTATTAATTCCTATATATATTGGGTTAATGTTATCACCCATAGTTGATCTCCACATAGCTGGTAAATTTGGACCTACCTTTACTCCACCCCATACTTCATTAATCCATATCCAATCTATATGCTCACCTTGCAAAAGGTTTTCCTTTGTTTTGTTCTTAAAGATAGATGTATCATATACTGCTTTTTCAGTTATCTTAAATGTTTCATCAATTACTTCTTGTGTAACTTCACCATCATTTTCTATCTTAGTTAAATGACCTAGCATACGCTGAGTCTTCCAATAAATTGTAGAAACTCTCATTAAGTTTCCTTCATCTAAAGGAGTCATGTCTTCACTCTGATCTAGTATCTCACTTAATATATCTCCACCAGCTGATGGGTCATTCCAATAGTTACTTGTATATTGTCTATATGCTAAACCTGGCATATTAGTATTCCACTCATGTGATCTTGTAGCATCATAATATGATCCATCATTTTGATAACCATTCACTTGATATTGTGCTGATCTAGCAGGATATATTTTTTGTAATGATTCAAGTTGATTCTTATCCATCAAGTAACCATATCTATCTACCACATCTGAAACAGTCATTAGATCAACTTTACCTACATAGTTTGAATCTGCTATATATCTTTGATCAGGTGACTTTTGATAGAAGGTTAATACAGGATTCCATAGCTCTACATCATAGTCATCTTCTAGCATACGGAAATGCCAAAACTCTCTATCTGCAATAAGCATATCTCTAAATCCTCTTTCTTCTAGTTCTTGCATATGAAATCTTTCTTCATCTACTGCAAGTTGGTGTGATGCCCACTCCTCTACCATACTTCTATAAGACTTACTAAAGAAGTCTTCTATTTCTGGTAATGTTTTTAAATTTTCAGGTGATAATTGTTGTAAACCTTCTTCTGATCCTGGATTCATTCCCATCTCTACCATTTTCATAGTAAGCTGTCTCTCAGCATCAGCTAATAAAGTTTGTTCAACTTGTAATCTTTTTTGTTCTAACATCTCATTATAAGATGCATCATCTACTGCTCTAAATTGAACCTTAGAATATCTTTTAGCAAATTCACCAGTTAGTACATTGATGACATTAGGAACAATAGGATAAAATTTAAGTTCTAAAGCTGAATCATTTTCTTTAGTAAGAACATCCATCATCTCTTTATAATCATTGTCTGGTTCAACAATGTAATCTGTTTTATCTATTATACCTACAGCAAGTTTATAATTCTTTAATAGTCTTCTTGCATTTATACGTAAAAATTCAATACCTTGTAATTCTAACCAATCAAGATTCCATGCAGCCCAATCATCTGTTTTTTTAGCATATGGTAAAAACTGAGTTGGTTGTGTTAAGCTTGAAAACGTAGGTCCGCCTTCTGCTTTAGCACCATTCTTTAATTGCATTGCATTTAATACTCTCATCTTTTACTATTTAATTATACTATTTATAATTTTTAAAACCAGATCTTTTAATCTTATTATTTGAACTACCCCTACTTTTACCAAGATTCTTAAATGGGCTATACTTTAATTTATACAAATTTTCTGAGTTTACCAAAGATTTGTCCTCTGATTCACGTCTTTTGGAGTATCCTCTATTAGATTGTTGTATTTTAACAAATGCAATCAATGCACCAAATGCTACAAGTCTATCTACATTAAGCCCAGGATAATATGCTAACATTTCTTTTAATAACATTTGATCAGGTATTCTTTCTACTCCTAATGTCTGTGTAATTACATTACCACTATCATCTAATTCCTCATCAATAACTTCTCTAATAAATTCTATAGCATATGATATTAAGTGGCTCTTAAATAAAGTTCCAGTATTTTTCCATCCATATTCTTGGTATACTGATTTATTAGAGCCAAGATCTTTTAAGAATAGTATTTGCTGTTTAGGTACTAAGTATCTTTGCTTTCTTCTTGCAATCATATGTTGAATAAATAATGATATATTATTCTCTACAATTGTCCAGGCATTATACCATTCTATAAGTAACTCTAACCTTTCATGTGTTTTATTTATATCATCAAATCTTCCACACCATGCTGCTACTATTTTATCTTTCTCAATAAACTGTTCAGTATCACCAGCTACTGTTTCTCTAATTACTTCTACAGCATTCTTATATACAAATATACTACACAATGAATCTGATGTTGTAGTTTTACCTTCTGATACAGGATCAATAGATGCATAGTACTGACCAAAGTCAGGACGTGCAGATGTTGGTCTTTCCCATACCACTATTACACCAGTCTTATCATGTTGTTTTCTATCTACTGGAAATCTTGATATAGGTAACTTGTTAGATCTTTTAGCTATTATACCTTCTTGCTCTCTTGTCAAATCAAGTAGTTCATAAGGATATTCTTTTTCCTCAATCTTTTTAAGTTGTTTAGATAATACTCCTTGTGGGAATATAGAAGCTTTTCTATATGCAAAAGCCTCAGCAATGTTTAATGGTTTCTGTGATATTCTTAATTGAAACTGTTCACCATTTAATTCATTCTTCCATCTGTTTCTTTCTAATTCTATTGCTTTTATTGCTTCTTCTATCTCAGAGTTACCATACTCATCAATATACGGAGGCATTGACCATTGTTCTGGTATAAATAAACCAGCCATCCCTATTGTTCCGTCAGCATCTATTAGGTTTGTTTCTACAGCAAAAATATCATTGGCATCAGGATTCATTATCATTTCCTTTAGTGGATTACATTGATCTAAATCACCCACAGATCCTGCTGCTATAAACATACCTGTTGTCATCATTCCAGAAGACATTGCAGGACGTAAGTACTCATATGTCTCTGACATCTTAGGAGCAATACCAGCCTCTTCATGAAAGAAATAGGTACATGGTCCCCCTACCCCTGTAGTTGCATTCTTTTCAAAAGAACCACCTTGTATCTTTGATTTAAGACCTCTTGCTGTTTTTCTATTACCAATTTTTACTTCAATTTGTTGTTGCCATAATAAAACCTTCTCTGGATTACTTGGTCTATACCAAGCAGTATGTTCATTTAAAAATATCTTGTATTCTTCTAAGAACTTCCAAGAACCTTTATCATTAATAAAGTCTTTTAGTGAAGCACCAATCTTACAAGTACTACCTTCTTCAAACCAATAGGTATTTATTATCTTACCCATATGAAAATATGATGAAGCTATCTGACGTTTTTTAAGTATAGCAGAATGTTGGTTATTTAACTCTGCTAACCATTCATATAACGCTAGGTGATACTGAGCATCTCTCACCTTAGCAAAACCATATTTCTTTTCTTCTTTGTCAAATATAGGTAAGAAATTTAACCACATATAATAATCTCTTGTTATAAACCAAGTCTTGTCATCCTCTTTGTATATAACACCATTCCTGCATTTATTTTTCTGGTCATCCCAATATGCAGTAAAATCTTTGGATCTAAATGGACTAGCACAATAAATACCATCTGCTGTAAATCTTTTAGCTTCTTTATTAAATTTATAAGCCATCTTAGTAAAACCATATTCACCAGGTTCACTAAAAATTGATTCAATAAATTCTCTAAACTCTAGATCATTTTTAAATTCAGTAGTAGTCCATTTATTATTATCATATGTAGGTATAATTCTACTCATCCATCCTAACTATAGCAAATACATCACCTTCTTGCACAAGAAGATGTTCTTCATTTTGATGCATCATTGGTGTTGGCATAGCATGTTCAGCATATTGAACTATATCTCCCACATCAATTTCATGAACATCTTTTCCTTTACCTACTACAGTTCCTTTATACTCAGTCTTTCTTGCTATTTCAGGAATATATAAACCTCCAGCAGTCTTTGTTTCTACTTTCCATTTTTTTAATAGTAATTTTCTACCTACCGGTATTACAGTCATACTCATATCTAATTGATTTTAATTATTATAATTGGTCATAAGCTAAACCTGCACCACCACGCACAGAGCTTTCTTGTTCTTGTTTCATATCTAAAAATGCACCCTTATAGGATTGTCTTATTTGTTCAAACTTAGCAGCAGCATTAATCATAGAGTTCATATTACCATCTCTACCATGCTCTATAGGGGTTACCTCCATATACTTAGCAAGTCTGTCTAACATAGCCTTAATTCCTACATAAGCTCTATATGTAGGAGTTTCATACATTTTTTTACACATATCTAATGCATATCTTATCTTTCCATCTTCTGGAGATTCTTCCATCCCTATTTCTTCTATGATAACATCTTCTTTCTCATGTTCAGGAAGATTGAAGAAAGGATTTAAATCTGGATCTGGACAACTTAAATAAAATATGTATTGATATACCTGCATATAATTATCAGGATACTCTGTCATTATTTTTTTTAAGAAAGGTAATGAATAACAATGCTCAGTCAATACTAATTTGCTATTCTGTATATCAAATAATTTTACTATCATTATTGGTTGTCTTTTTTCCACATCATTAATGAATTAACTTCATCTCTTAAATATGGTAGTTCATATATCTTAATATTTTCTAAAACTGGTTCACCCTCTACATGCTCATTAATTGGGTAACCATTTGTATCTTCTCCTACTTGTTTAAACTTTACATGCTGTATTATCAACTTACCAATTTTTAATTTGGGGTTATGCTTCTTAATAATATACGCATAAATACTGAGTTGTAAATTATAATGGTTAAGGTTACAATCATCTAAGTGATTAACAGGTCTAAACATTTTATTAGTAATACCTTCCCAATTTGTAAATCCTTTATCTTTTATTTCTTTATTAGTTTTGTAATCAGTAATATTTATATGTCCATTTACTACTTCAACTAAATCTGCTTGACCACATATACCAACTGACTTTAAAAATACTAAATGTTCTGGGTATACACCTTCTTTAAGTTTTTGTTCTGGTGATATTTTAATACCATCAGTGTTTACTAATGGCTTAATGATTGGTACCTCTGTTCCTTCTCTTTCAATAGTTTTAAAATCAAGCATATCATTTTCTCTTTGATTATGATAAAAGTTTCCTAACTTTATTGCTCTTTCTGTTTCACCATCCCATGCTGCTATAATTTCTTTTGCAGTCATACCATACCATTTGGATCTTTTGTTTTTTGCTGATTTAGCAGCTTGACCATCTCTATCAAATTTAGGTTTGAACTTACCTACTAGGCCAGTTACACTTACCCAAGATATTTTATCATTGTCTGTACTTTCATACACATGACCTTCTTCTTTAAATAGTATTGCCATTGCATTTTGTTTTTAAATTATATGTATCAGTAGTACACCATACAACAACTAAATCAGCTGATACAGAAGTAGTGCTATTAATAAGTGTTGTGTTATTGTTTTCCATTTTCTTGGTTTTTAGTTACTTGATTCATTATTATTTCTTCCTGCTTCTCTGTTGTTACTGCTTTCCAATATGTTTTAGGACACTCAGATGATAGTGATCTTATTTTAAATGCTAAACTACACCCACAATCTGAACAACATGGTTGGGTACCTGGAGCTACACAGCTATCACCAAATGCATCAAACAAAGAACACTCAATACATATCTGATATCTTTCTGTAGCTACAGCTTCTACATGTTCTTTCTTAAATATATTATTCTTTATACCTTCTGTAATTTTATCTACATTCTTAAAGATACTTAATAAGTTTTTAATATTATAAGCTGCCATTTTTATTTTTCTTAAATTCTTTTTTATTTGTTAAACCTTTTTCTATTTGTTCTCTGGCTTTTTCCATGTTATCAATATTCAATTGTATATCTTCACTTTTAGCAAAACCATTGTAAGTTCTTTTAGCTATATTACCTAACATACTCTTATTCTTTTTTATTGCTTTATCAAGTTTACTCTTTCTTAAAACAAATGTTCCTAATCCATCTACTTGGATTCTAGGAAACTCTAAGTTAGATAAATGTTTTCTAAGCTTAGAATAATAAAAGGCAATAAAATCATCTACTACTGATTGGTGTACACCAACTTCTTCAGCAATATTTTTTTTAAATTCTTTATACTTCTTTGGATTCATTACCAAGTATTTTATAATCCAACAATACTAAACCATCCTTTTGTATATTCATATCTTTATTAATAGTAATAGTTTTTTTATTTATTCCACTTTTATTAAGTAATCCTTTTTTTTCTGCTTTTGTAATTGCATTTCTTGCAGACTGTGGGCTTTTAAATATATTACCGTTAACTAATTTAATACAGAATTTGGTTAATTCTATATTATCATTTTTAGAAAGGTACATGAGAAATTTTAAATCAGAATTACTTATAACTATTTCTTTAAAGAAACAATAAGTCATTATCTGATACATTACACATGTATCTAAATTAACTTTTAATTTTAAATCTATTTTATTTACTATTGCCATATTATAAACTCATTATCATATCAACAAAGTCTGGATGTGGATAACAATCCCACTTATCTTTTCTTACATTGGTATGCGTTAATAAACCTTCTATTTTACCATAGTATGCTTGTTCTTGAAAATCAAAACCTTTTGTAACACCATATTTTTGTATGAATTGTTTAAGTCCTAATCTTATATCTATTTTATCTCTCTCACCTACATACCTAATCCACTTTTCAGTTTCTTTTATTTGTTTATCAGAATAAGAATGCCAATGCATTTTACCTTTAAACATTTCTTCTAGTTCTGTAATTTGATTTTCCTGGCATTTACTATTAACATAAGTTGTCATAGTAGAGCTATCTAAATACCCCATATTACATATTTCTAATCCTACAGAATGTTTATTCATAAAACCAGAACCTGTTCTTCCTAAATGATAAGCTTGATCACCAGCATCAAATGCCTGAACCATTACACCATCATATTCATCATTACCATTTCTGTGGTTTATACCACCTAAAACAAATTCAGTAGCAATCCTACCTCTATTGTCCCTACCCCACATGTCTATACAGGCATAAGGATTAGAATTACCTGCAGTATGATGTAAAAATATATAATGATTTTTGATTGGTCCTTTTACATATTCACCTTTTGGTAAAAAGTATTTATGTATAGTTTGATTAAAGTTAGTAGTATAGTGTTGTTTAGATAAATCATTATCTTCATCAATCTCTTCAGATAATTTAAACGGTATATTAACCAGTAATGTCCAAGTCTGAGAACCAACTATTCCATCAGCTGTTAAGCCATTAGATAGTTGGAATCTTATAACATGTTTTTCTGTTTGTGGACCAAAGTGACCATCTTGTGGTAAGTTAAGTTTAAGTTGTAACTTTTTTACCTCTGTACTTTTATCACCTAACTTAAGAAGTCTCATACTATTCTATATTAGATGCTGCTTTTTCCATTGCGTCTTTAAATGCTTTTGCATCTTCTGAGTCTGGACTTGCGTTCTCACCTTCTTTAGAAGCAGCGTAAGCTTGTGCTAAATACATTTGTGCTTGCATTCTTTCAGCTCTAGCCTTTTCTATTGTAGCTAATAGATCTTCATATTCAGCTTGTACTGTTAAATGAGGTATATTATCTTTATAGAAAGTTGTTATTTCTTCTCTACGTGCTGCTAATTCTTCTTTGCTTAATTGAGGATCTTTATTTGGATCAAGATTTAATTCTGCCATTTTAATTTTTTTAAGTTAAACTAATACAAACATACATAATTAGTTTAAATAAAAAAAGTTTAAGACATATATTTTATTTTCTAGACTTTGCGCCAGAACATTTCCAACGTTTACGTGATAAGTTATTAGGCGTATTAGGATTATTTCTTTTTTTCTTAGATACCCTTTTCTTAATACCTAAACTTCTAGCACAATAGCTATCACCCTTAGAGGTGCCAGGCTTTACCCGTGGCCCCCCTCCTTTAGCTTTACCTGCTTGGCCATAGCTAACCTTCTTACCACTAGCTGTAACCTTTACTTTAGCTTTTCCTTTCCTTGGTGTTGCCATTATTTTTTTGCTACTAGTTTAGCTTTTTTAGATAAGTCTTTCATATGAACTAAAGGCTTACTGGTTTTTGTATGTGTTTTTCCAGTATGTAATTTACCATTACCCATCTTATGACTTGCACCTTTCCATTCCTTTCCGTTCTTCAAATAGTGTTTTACTCCTTTCATTATTTTTTATGTTTACATTTTGACTCTTGTAGTCTAATAAGTTCTTTTTCTAAATCTACAATTCTATCTTCTGATTCATTAATAAGTTTTATCTTTTTTTCTAGCCTTGCTTCTAGTACTACTATATCATCTGATAAATGTGCTATTTGACTATAAGCTAAACCCATAGTAAATATAATACCTATAATCCAAATTATATTACCAATATTTAAACTTAAATCTTTCATTATTTTATTTGTTCTACACTGACTAATCCTTCACAAGGTTTACTTGATCTGCAAGAGCTAAACATAATTGTTATAAAAATAAATAATATTATAAATCTCATTTATACAACTGTTACTTGTGATGAGGATAAAACAATCCAATTAGTTCCATCTGACCATAATGTAACTGATGCATATAATTTATCTAATACAAGAGTTCCTGCACCGTTAATTTCTTCTGAACC